AACACTGACATCTGATTTGCCGATCAATGTCAAGCGGCTCGTGAACTAGCTCCAACACCATAGTGTCGAGCGAGCGCATTGAGCCCTTCCCGCAGCCATCCAATCATGTGGTGACACTCTGCATCGCGCACCAGGCAGGTATCGAGCGCAGCAATCAACGCGCCACCCCCGCGCAATTCGTTCTGGCGCTCCTGTACGGCCTTTAGGGCATCCCTCCATCTCGTGGTAGCCCGGCGGTAGAACTCGACGTTCTCGGCCTCCGTGCCGCCGCCCTGAACCCGATTGAGATCCACACCGGACGGATCACGCGGCGCCCGGATTGCCATCAGGTTGTTCCTATGGTCCTCTAGGTACATCTGGGCTGCTTCGTACTGGCGTGTATCGATCTCGCCGCCCATGCACAGCCGCCCGATGAATGAGCCGGCGCGCTGGTCGCGGCTTACCTCGGGCTCAAGGCCATGAAGCCGCATGCGGGCCTCGACACCAGGGCGCAGGTTTTCCCGCTCATCCACCTCCAAAGCCCCATTGACCCGCGTCATCAGGTCGGCCGGCTTGCGAGACAAGCGCCCGTTGCTCTCACGATTTCCGTTTTTCGCCTTCGGTCCCCTACGGCCCATTAGTCGATCCTCACAAATTCGCCGCGCGTTGCGGCTGCTGCCTCGATGAATGCGGTTCGGGCTTCCTCCGGGCTATTGAAGGAACCTAGGTATTTCTTGACGCCGTTGTTCTTGATCTCGGCAATCCATTTGCCAGCACGCTTGTGGACACCTCTGCCCCATCGCGAGTTTATCTGCGGTGGCCGGTTCATGCCGTTTGTGGAATAGTCAGCGAGCCGCAGGTTTGACAGCCTGTTGTCGCTTCGGTTGCCGTTGATGTGGTCGATAAACTGCGGCGGCCAAACGCCATGGACGTGGAGCCACGCCAGACGATGGGCGAGGTACTTGCGCCAGTGAACCGTAATCATCCGGTAGCCGTCAGGCCGGACATAGCCAGCCTCGGCACCCAGCGCGCGGCGCGACGCAGGCAGAAGCCAAACCAAACTGCCTGTTTGGGGATCGTAAGACAGGTGCTTCTGCAACTCTGTCTGGGTCAGCGCGTCGTCTTTTCCCATGATGTCTTAAGCCCCTTTCTTGAGAAAGCGCTGGAGCCAAGACGTGGTGTGTGGTCGCTCCGGCTCCTTCAACGCCGCCTCTTCAATATCAGCCAGTACCCGCAGTTCATCAAACTGACCCTCTAGGGCGAGCAGCCGAACATGGATGTCACGCAATGCAGGTGCTATGGTGCCAATGGAGGCAGACCGGTCGAATATCGAGTGCCAAATCTCGTTCATGTCTTAAGCCCCTTGTATTGAGATGGTGTTGGGTTAGGCGGCGGAATCTGCGAAAGACCCGAGGAACGGCGCCTTGATTTCGTACTGTCGAAAGTCTGCGCTAGACTTAAACTCCACCCGCTTCACCGACCCATTCGGGTGATACTCGATGGCCTTTACGAGATGGCAGACGGTGCGCTCGTGCAACGATCCGCAGTAGGGGCAATTTTGTGCTTTAAACGCTGTCACGGCTCTCTCCTTACCTGGGTGGTGGGGGTGGTCATGGGTACTTGCCGAAACTGCCGAACAGCAGTTTGAGATACCGCTTGCGCAGCCAGGCTCTGGCGTTGTCCGGCATCTGGTTGTGCTGCAAGGTTTCGAGGATGATCCGCGCTTCTTCTCGATCGGTCATGCCGCACCCTGCTGTCCCATGTCGAACTTGTCGTCATCGGCGCTGTTGAAGGTGGTGACCTGGCCGATGAGGCCCTTGGCGCGCGTGGCGTTGATCGCCATTTGCTGCTCGGAAATGTTCGGCGGCAGGGTAATCATGGTGGCCTTTTCGCAATCGTCCTTGGTGAAGAACCAGCCGTCTTTGCCGTCGCGCTGGAATGTCGGCAGGCTGTGATCCCCGCGGTGGATCTGCAACTGCTTCCAGAGCGAGCTGCCGGCTTCCACAAATAGCCGATCGGCCTCGTAGTGCTCGACCTTCAAAAGCCCTTCGGCGGTCTTGCAGGCATCGGACAGTTCTGGCGCTGATGGGGCGAACGCGTTGTTCCGGCCCTTCACCTCGCCACGAACGAACATGCGGCAGGCTCGCTTGATCGCGTCGAGGGAATAATCTTCGACTGCGAACATGTAGACTCGGGCGCTGTCGTCAGTGATGCTCGATTGTGAGGATGGGAACGCCTTGAGCATCATCCCAATCGCGGCTGTCGCTTCTTTGGCTTCGGTCTTGTCCATCGTCAAATTCCTCGGCTAGGGCTTTGAAGGGGTCGTGTCTCGGTTGCTGGCGGGGCGGCGATCCCCTGGCGGTGGGATTGATCCAGTCGGGTTTCACGGTCAGCCAGTTGCGTTCAATGCACATGTCAGCAGCCTCTGAGAGAGGCAGCCGGCAAGTCGCAGCAGCTTTGATGAATAGGTTTGCGGCATACCCGGTGATGGGCGCCTTTTTGGATTTTCGGATTTTGACAAGCCCGCTCACCTGATCAGCGTTGAGCGAAGCGAGAGCGCCCTTGAACTCGGTCAGATCACGAGAGGTCGTATTCTTAGAACTATCTGCTTCTGTAGTTATTGGTTTATCACTTACGGGCGCCACGTGATCCCGCATGAGGGAACGGTCACTGTGACGTACCGTGACATCACGTGACTTCTCTCGTTCCCGCTTACGAGCCTGGCGCTCAGCATCGGTCGCACGGCGCTTCTCAAGCGCGTCGGTCTGCTCAGCCTCATAGGCAAGGATTACCTGCATGATCGTCTCATGCGGTGCCTTGGCGGCGATCAATGGGGCTAGTATGGCGCTCAGTTTCACAGGCCTGCCGCCTCCATCCGTGCCTTATGCTTCCGAATGCCGTGGAGCACGCCTGAATGGTCCCTGCCGCCTACGGCCTTGCCAACCATCGGCAGGCTGTAGCCAAGCTCGGTGCTCATGCGGTAGAAGACCTCGAACCGTGCGCCGATCACTTCGCGCAATCTGGACTGGCCTTTGACCTGGGCGATGGACACCAGATGCTTGGCAGCACACTCGGCAATGATCTGTTCGGCAGCGGCGCGGGTCCATTTGGTGCCGACCGGCTTCGGTCCAGTTGGGTTCAAGAAAATGAACTCATGCGGCCGGCGTTCCCGGCGTGGGGTCTCGGCAATTGGCTCAGGGACCGGCTCAGGAGCGGCGACAACGGGGCGATAGACATGCACCCGTGCCGATGGTGACGGCGGGCGCAGACGGTCGCGTACGGCCTTGCAATCGGCCAGTACATCGGCGCCGCTGCCGAACTGCTTGGCAGGCATCTGGTAGCCGATGCTATGCGGGCGCGCCTGAGCTTCGATAAGGGCCATGTAGCTCACTTCTGGCCTCGCTTTGATGGGTGGATATTCAGGAAGTCACGTTGGCTAGCGATGACATCGGCAAAGGTGCGCGTCAGGTTTAGATGCGCGGTTGTGGGTTTGTTCTCGCCATTCGTTTGGACGGCAGTCGGTGTTCCTGCTTCTGGGGTGTGGGGGAGGTTGGAATGGGTCATGATGCAAGCCTTTCGCTTTCGAGAATGGCGCGGCCGATCAGCTCGGGAATGGCAGGGACTACGGCGTTTCCGAGTTGCTTAAGTCGGTGTGTCCGATTGGGAACCCCATTAGCCACTCGACCCACGTTGGGTTCAGTGCCCCAACGGACCCGGCCTTCTTGACGGCTGTGGACAAGCCATCCCCGGAGGTCGATGAGGCGCCCACTCGGTTGTGGTTGCCCTTCACGGTCGGCGTAGGCCACATCTTGACCCACCGATCCAGAGACACCGCCTTGTTGGTCGCGAAGTTCAGCGCGCCCGTGGTGTTCTTCCGTTCGATGTGATCCGAAGCGGTCGGTGTCGGAATGCTGTGCGTTGGCGATGATCCAAACCCGGTCCCGTATGTGAGGGGCGCCAATGTCGGAAGCTGGTATGCAATGCCATTGAGCATCATACCCGAGCGTGGCCAGGGATCCGAGAACGGCATCCAGTCCTCGATGAAGCAGCGTAGAGACGTTTTCCACGATGACGTAACGTGGTCGAAGCTCGCCAATGAGACGGGGCATACTGGATCCATAGACCGCTCCTGGCTCCGGCGAGGCCGGCACCACCTCCGGCGCGGCTGATGTCCTGACAGGGAAATCCTCCGCAGATAACATCAACTGCTCCGACATCTCGGCCTCGCAATGTGGTAACATCTTGGAAGCACGGGACTGTGGGCCAATGCTTCGCCAGCACGCGCCGGCATTCCGCGTCGATCTCGCAAAACGCCACCGTTTCGAACCCATCGGTATTCTCGAGCCCGACACTGAACCCGCCGATCCCGCTGAACAGGTCGAGTACTTTGAGCTTATTCATGGGGCGGCACCCTCACGCTTGAGGATATGGAAGCGAACGTCATTCGCGGAAATGGCCATGGTCTCGTAGTCGCGGCCCTCTCGCTTCCTGCCTGCAGCGATTGCCTCGCCCTTTTGACGCTGCCTACCCTCGGCAATATCCCATGCCATCTGTGCGCATGCCTCGCGCTCTTTCGCTTTTGCGGAGAGAATGGCGCGGGAGACGATTACGCAAACTGCGATGCATTGGCTGGTGGGCCCATCAAAGCCTTGAGTTGCATCTATCGCGATGTCCCAAACGTCCTGCGGTATGTCATCAGGCCTGGTCATTTCCCCTCCTGCATGCTTGCGCGACGAAATAGGGAGGCGATTAAGGCCTTGTTCTTGTCAGCGAACTTGTGCGGAATGCGTGTGGTCATATGACCACGGCGTACTGTGGTCAGACTGACGAACTTCTCGGGAATGGGCTGGGAAATGGTCTCTGAACGGGACATCATAGATCGCCCGCAGCTTGCTTGAGGTCCAAGGCCTCTTTAACCATGTCAAGCATGCGCATGGCCGCTTCCACGCTGCCGAAACTGATGACCACAGCGCCATTGTGGGTGGCGAATTGAGCGACGGCCTCTGTCGGCTTCTCTCCTGGCGCTTTGGGCTCTGGCGCGGGACCGAAGCACAGCGATGGCAACCCATCCGACAAAAAGGTTCCAGCAACCCACTCGCCACGGCCAAGAACGATATGGCGGATCGGCGCATTGGGGAGGATCAGTCCGTCCTGCCCATCGAGCGCCGCGTTCGAAAGCGCCTCCGCTTCATCGAGAGATGGCCAAGGATAGGCAAGACCGCTGTCGATCCGCACAGCATTGGCAAACCCGGTCTCGCCTAAAACAGCCCCGTGTAACGCCAAAAATGCCTTGATCTGGAGTGAAGCGGTGCGCAAATCCGACAGGACGTGCGGGGGATATTCCCCAGCCAAAGACTTGGTCAGATCAGCAATCCGCTGGTGAAGAGGTTCTGCCGCTTCTAGTGTTCCGACACTATCTTCCATCTCACGTCCCCTCCGGCACAGAGACGGAGTTGGCAGGCTCGTAAGTCGCAGCGAAAATGTCAGGCTTGCAGGGATACCGCTCACCCTTGACGCCCGTGATGATCCAGTCGCCGGGGCAGACGCGGTGGCCCTGCTCTAGCGTGTCGATCCAGCCGTGCACGTCATGCGGCTTGCCGCACTGCTCGCACAGGCTCTCTTGGGCAAAGTCTGGGTGGCAATAATAGCGGACGACATCGCCCTCTAGCAGTTCACCTGCATAAGGGCCGTCCGGGAAGGTCGCGCCACCGTCCTGTGGATGGTCGCCATTCACGAACCACTGCGTTGCTTCGATAACGACTGGCTTCTTGCGGAACAGTGCCACGGGTCAATCTCCAACCTGGGTGAGGGAGTTCATGCCGCCCTCGTACAATTTCAGGGTCGCTTCGATGTCCTCGATATGGAGCGCAAAGCCTGCCTCCACCGCCTCGGCCTGCCGGCGCAGATGGTCCCGGCGAGAGATCAGCTCAAACCGCTCGCTCTCCAGTTCCTTGATGGCTAGGTCGATGCGGTCGCGATGGGTCCCAAGGCGCTGGACCATGGGCGCTTCGGCTTTGGAGGCTGCGATGATTGCGGCTTCGGCTTCTTCGGGGACGATGGTGAGTTGGGTGCGACGGGTCATGCCACGGCTCCCGCAAGAACGGCATCCGCGATGGCCCATGCTTCCTTGGCGAAGTTTTCATGCGAGGCCGCGTCGGGATGATGACGGTCGAACACTTCGATGACTGCTGGAAGGGCACTGGCGGCGAGCACGAACCTTCGATGCGCCTGAACGTCTACATCGCTTGACACGGCCTCTGGCGGCGGGGGGAAGTTAGCGAGGAACGCCGCCAGCAACTGCTGGTTCTCGGCCAGCAGATCGGTCTGTCGTTTGACCAGCGCCGTCCGCTCGACATCATTTGCAACCAGCAATTCCCGCATTTCTTCATCGGTCATCGGTATCTCCCTTGTCGGTTTCAGTCGGTTCATTGGGGAGCCGTTCAGCGGGTTTCGCTCTCCAGCGATCCCAGAACAGCCTCAGTCTCGCGAATAAGTCGGCGACGAGCCTCGGTGGCCGGAAGCGTCTTGGTGATTTCAAGCTCATGACGTAGTCGGGCCTCCTGCCGCTCGCATTCGGCCTCATAGGCCTCTTTGATCCGTGCCCATGTGCTGAGCAGCATGTCTTTGGGTGTCCGGTACCGCAGGCGCCAAAGGGCCTTGGGGTCCAGTCCGTGCTTGACCGCGGCCCGATGGATCGCGGCGTCAACGGTATCGCCAGGGCCCCGATGGTGCGCAGCAATGAGCTTATTGGCCCATGTGCGCGCCTGGTCGACGCCAATATGTGCGGTTGCATCAGTCATGGATTTTGTCGTCCGACGACAAAGGTTCTGCCTCACAAGTCAAATCCTTCCAGCTAGTTTTGAAACCAGCAGATGAAGACGGTTTGGAAAGGACGACTGAGACATGACGCCGATCAGCCAAACATTGATGGATATGCTGACGCGGCAGGGAATTAGCGCGGGGCCGGGTGCAACCAGCCGAGCGCATGGAATGAAAGGTGCCCGGCGCGGCCAAGACGGCGCAGCCGGGCAAGTGATGGCCGATGCAGCAGGAGGGGAACCGCACCGGCCTACGGCTGGGGGAGGAATCCAGCCGATGAGGAATTCGGGAAAAGGACGCGGACCGAAGCCCGCGCCAGTTAACAGGGAGGTAGGCGTCAAACAGACTGGCGAAGCCACTCTGCAAACCCTGCATGTCGTCGTAGACAACAGCAGGTGTAAGCCGATCCATACCCCTACGCGTGTTGCCCCGCGCGGGATCGGCTTTCATCTGGTGTTGATTGAAGGCGGGCGCAAATGAGCAGATGGCCTTGGAAGCCATTGCCCATGTCGCGCCCGCAGTGGTGGGTTGAGGCGAGGTCATTACAGCGCCAACCACACAGCAAGGTCGGTCCAGCCATAGGCCAGAAGGAACGTGAGGGCGCAGCCGGTGAGGAACTGGCTCATCAGAACGCCTCCCCACGTACCCAGCCTAAGATGCAATCGTAGCCTGCGTGGGCGGCGCGGCATTCGTCGCGGGTGACACCGTCCATCTCAGCAACAGTGAACGCGATGCAGAGGAAGAACCCGAGGCCAAGGCCCATAAGGAAGCTAGCCATCACAGCACACCTCCGGCACGAAGCGCAGCCAGCACAGGCACCCATGCTCCTGTTGCAAGGGCTAGGAGCCAGTAAACGCGGTTCTGACGAGAGGGGGAGATTGCAACACGCATTAGCCGTGCCTCCTATCCATGATGGCTTCGCCCGTGATGTTGGTCAGGGCATTGGCAATGTTGCTGGCACCAGCGGCGTAGAGGTTGGACTTGACCGCATCCCACCATTCGCCGGGGACATGCTCGGCAATGATCTCAGCGACTTCCTTGGCAGCGCGAGCCTTTACGTCAGCATCGATTTTGGAGCGGGTTGCCGACTTGTTGGCTTCGCGCTCTTGGCTCTTGAGAAAGGCAAGGTCACGGGTCGCGGCCTTCACCTGCTCATTGGGCGGGAGGTTCTTGATCCGGTCCATGTAGGAGCCGGTATCGAGCTTTGTGCCCCGGATCATTTCGAGGACTTCGGGGATGACCTTTTCGCCGCGCTCGGCATCGCGCCGTACCGTGCGCTCGTCTTTGCCGATAGCCTTGGCTGTGTCGGCGGCAAAGCTGTCGGTATCCGTGTGGACAAATTGTCCACTCGGCCCAGCGTTCGCCCCGTGCTCTGTTTGCTTGTGCAGATCGATATAGATCGCCTTGCGTCGAGCAGTCTGGCTGGCCCGGTCGGACGGAGACAATTCCGCCCGACACAGGTTCTCATCAATCATCGCCAGTTCGGCGTGAAGGTCGTCGTCCTGAACAACGTCGCATTCGATTTCAGCCAAGCCCAACGCCTTGCAGGCTTCCAGACGGTGAGCGCCAGCAATGACCTCCCAACCTTCGCCCAATGCGCGGACGCGGATAGGGTTGATCAAGCCGACAGTCCCGATGCTGTCCACCAACCCGGAGATTGCATCCAGGTTGATGGCGCGGGCGTCGGAACGAAGGCTGATCTTTTCGATAGGGAGGTCCATGGCTTATGCCTCCACCAGCGGGAGTTCGCCGCCCGTGATGCGGAACAGGATGCGTGTCTGACCGCGACGATGGGCGTTCCATGCGCGGACCAGAAGCTCCACTTTCTCGTGCTGCTTCATGACGCGACCGTCAGTCATAAGGCGGTTGCGGACGTTCAGAATGGGGTCGCCCCGATCAAGGGACGCGCCGTCAATCAGTGCGTCGAAGAAGTACGAAACAGCGTCGGGCCGGGACATTTGCGAAAACAGGAAATGGCAAACGGCCATGACGGAAAGCGGGGCGAGGCTGCGGGCGTTCTTGCGATCCACCGCGTGCAGGGCTTTGACCAAAGCTGGAGTGTCGCGAACGACAGTATGGACCTCGCTGCGGGTGGGCCGCATCTTGCTGTTGCTCGACATGTAGCCGTAGGTCCGGTACTGCCAGAGCATCTTCGCGGTCGCAGCGAGATTGTTGGTGTTGGCGTACCCTTCCATCGAAAGGTAATCCGCTACCTTGCGGTTTTCGCCTTGGTCGAGCGTCGTGCGGGTTTCGCGTTCAACGCCAATGACCATCAGCGTTTCAATCGCCCGCTTGCTCTGGACAACGGCAGCGCAGCGATGCTGGCCGTCATTCAGAAGCCCTTCGGACGAAACGATGATGGGCTCACCATTGATCGCCCATGCCCCGTGTTCCATGTCACTGGCAAAGTCATCGACCTTGCCGGTGCGGATTTTCCGGTTGCTTGGGTTGCGCTCCAGCAGCACCGAAGCGAGGTCTGGCGTCAGCGAAACCTTGATCGCCGTCACCTTCCCGTTGCTCTGGGCAATCTGTTCGTCCAGCCACAGCGCAGCGGCGCGGGTGCCGGAAATGGTGTTGAACAGCTTGGTATTCGCACGGCCAGTCTTGCCCGCCGCTGGGCTTTCGACTACATTCAGCATTGTGATATCCTGAATTTGGGCAGCGCAAGCTACGGCTTCGCTGCCCTTTCCTTTGGGCGCGTCCGTGGCCGCGATTTTGTGGTGCAGGCTCACGCAGCAACCTGCTTGCGCTTTGCCGCGATGATCTCAGATCGGCGACGGTAATGCTGAGCCTTGACGTCCCCGCGCGCGTCCGTCAGGTCGATTGCATCTTCCAGCGCAGCGCCAGCCTTGAGGCGGTCAATGGCTGCGAGCAGGCGCGGGTCAGGCAGGAACCATTCACGGTGCGTATGAAGGTCGGCAAAGCAGTTCTGAACCTTGCGCTCGACCTCGAAGTCACCGGGGACGGTAGCCGCGATTTCAAGCGGGTATGGGCACCAAGTCGTCAGGCTAACCAAACGGTTCATTGGGTAGATCGAACAGCCGATCTTGACCGGGCCGTCATCACGCAGAACGCGGATGAAATAGATGAACTTGCCATCGTAGGTCATGCCACTTCCCTCCGACGCTGGCGAAGCTCTGCAAGCTCCTGCCAAGTCATCGAAACGCCCTTGTCCTCAAGCGCGGAAAGCAGCGCGGGCCAATGATCGATGCCGACCGACTTGCGCAGCTTCATCGCCCTGGCATTGAGCCGGGAGACGCCAAGCGCATCGCTCAGATCACGGGGCTGGTCCCAGAGGTCCAGCAGCTCATCAAAGGTGGATGGTTTCTTTTGCATGTCCCCACGCTACCATATGTAGCGCGAAAGACAATACCCATTGTAGCGCGGCAAATGCGATTTGTGCGGCGATGATGAAAACGCCAGCCGAGCGCCTTAAAGAATTGCGCCTCAAGCGCTTTGAGACCGCCCAGCTCGCGGCGGACGCTTACGGCTGGAACGTTGTCACCTATAGAAGCCACGAAAGCGGGATGCGAAATATCCCCCTGCCCGCTGCCCGCAAGTACGCAACGGCCTTCGGCTCAACCCCTGCCTACATTCTTGGCATTTCAAACGGTGGAAATTCAGACCCGGTTAACCCTGTCGCACATGTGCCATTATTGGCCAAGGCGAACGCGGGCGCCTTCAGATACGATGAGGGCTTAGAGACTGAGGGGGTTCAAGTGCCAGCTGTGCCACGAGCCGACATCCCTGCCGGGGTGCAATACGCTGTAGAAGTGGACGGGCCGAGCATAAATCTGCGCATTCCAGCCGGGGCTTTTGCCATCTGCGCGCCCTATGATAAGTACCCTGGCGGCCCTAAGCACGGGCAACTGGTGCATGTGGTGCGTGAGCGCGCCGGGCTCCATGAGCACACCATCAAGGAAATCCAGTACACCCGATCTGGCGTGGTCCTTGTGCCGCGATCATCAGACCCCCGGCATCAAGAGCCAATCGAAATGGCCTCCAAAGAGGAAGACACGACAGTCCGAATCCATGGCGTCGTAATCGGGTCTTTCCAGCCGATGTAATTTTTTTGGCCTATCGCGCTACTTTTTGTATTGCATTCGCCGCTACATCCTGTATCGTCCCCCTACCAACCCAGCCAAACGGCTTAGGTAGAGGAGAGAACGAGATGACCATCAAGACCGGCGACAAGTTCCTGAGCAACGGCGTTGAGTTCGAGGTCATCGAAACCCGCCCCGGTGGCAAGGTCGAGCTGTTCGACCGCAAGAACACCCGCTTCGTCACCCGCCTCCACAAAGAGGTGAAGCTCTGGTCCCGCGTGGCGTGAGCCTGACCCCTCCCAATTACACCCACACGAACCGAGGTTGAGACAAATGGCCGATACCACATGCCCATTCTGCGGGCTCGACCCCTATCACTACGTCGATAACGGCGTGGGTATGGAAGCCGTAGCGGTGGTCTGCTGCGACCTTGGAATTGTCCTGTTTGATCGTCGCGGGGAAGCCCCGGACACCGTAGCCGTCGCGTGGGAGGACTTCACCCGCTTTGCTGAGGTGTTCGGCGCCATGCGCAAGTTGGGAATGCAGCCATGAGCGGGAACCACGCGCCTATACCTTGGACGCAGTATCAGCTTGGAACGACGATCCACGGAGCCGATGGCTTCTATGTCGGCATCACGCAAGGCACGAACGCAAAGGGTGACGCGGCTCTAATCGTCGCTGCCGTCAACTCATACGCTTCTTCCCAAGCCGAAATTGAGAGGCTGCGGAAAGCACTGGAGACAATCGTAGATGCGGACACTCGTCCGATGTACCGCAACCTCGAAACGGTTCCTTACTCATCTACCATTGGCCCAGCCGGGGAACTTGCCCGCGCCGCTCTGGGCTCCCAGCCATGATGACCCCCACCAAGTTCGCCTCCCTAGCCTGCCCGCAAACATTGGCGGCTGCTGTGAAACACGCTCAGGAAATCAACATCGAGCGCCTCACAACGGGCACGACGATCCTTCTTCGCGGCGGTGACTGGACCGGCTTTGCCGAGGTCTTTGACGTCCAATTCGATGGCTGGGAAGGGTACACCGTGACCTTCTGCACCGACGCCCGCCACGGCTGGGATGCCACTGACACAGTATACATCAAGGCCGGTGGCTTTGTGAAGTTCGGCGGCACTGGCGAGCCTGTGTTGCGCGATGCAACGTCAATCCCCGTCGAAGAATGGCAGGCCAAGGCCGACATGCTGGACCTCGATATTCTCCATCTCTTCGGACAGATGAACGAACTTCAGGGCCATGTCTGCCGAGAGATAGACGAAGCATCGATTGTGGAGGCTGTTGCCCGCGCCTTGGAAGTGGAGGCGGCGTAATGGGCAAGTTCAAGGTAGGCGACCGGGTGCGGCGGGTAAGCGGAAGTTGTTTCGGCAATGAGCACGGGCAAGGGTTCGTGGGGACAGTTGCGTCCACGGACGGCGCGGTTCTCACATTTACTAACGGGCATCAGGGGTTCGCTGACCAATACGCCACGGAGAACCCAAGCCCAGTCCGCGAAGTCACCCGCAAGGAAATCGTGCCCGATCAGTACGGCATTGTTTCCGTCAAGGAAAACCACCCGCGCTACGAGAACTCCGTAAACGTGTGCATTCAACCCACACACGCGACCGCTGAGCAACTGCGCGCCGCCGCCGATGTGCTGACCCAGCTTGCCGACGCTCTGGAGCCAAAGCCATGAGCCCGCTCGTCTTGTTCTGCCACCGGTATCCCACCCGCGTCTGCGCAATAGTCCTCGCTACCATCCTGCCTATTGTCTGGATGATGGCGCCGGGGAATGGGGTGCTGCCATGAGTGACGATTTCGAAGGCGACTACGACCACAGCGAAGCGCCAATCGTTTGGACGGGCAGTGCCCCACCAGCCGAGATAATCGCGCAAGTCCGCGCCGACATAAAGGCCGAACTGGTCGATCTATCGAAGCCATCAGACCTGATTTTCCACACGGTCTTTCTCACAGACGACTTCCATGGCCCGACCGTCACGTTATCAGGCGACCCCGACACTGGCGGCTTTACTGCCTCGTATGATGAGGAAACCGAGTGGACCACGCTGGGGGGCGACGAATGACCGTCACCATCACCCAAATCGGCTCAGGCCGTCCTCTATTTGACCTTCCTGGCAAGGACTTCCGCACCTTTCTTGCATCAGGCGCACCAAGAATAACGATCAAGGAGACGAAGCCATGAATGCCGTAGCTAAACAAACGCCAGTCGAGCAGTTGCCCGTAGCAGCCGCGCCCTCTGGCAACCCGCTCCTGGAAATGATCAGCGAGGCCGTCCGTGCTGGGCAGTCCATTGATGTGATCCGCGAACTCAAGAACATGGCTAAGGAATTGGCTGATGACGGAGCGCGGCGCGCCTTTGAAGCTGCCATGTCGGCGGCGAAGGCTGAAATCCCGACCATCACCAAGAACCGGACGGTTGACTTCTCATCCTCCAAGGGCCGGACCCACTACGCCCATGAAGACCTTGGCGGCATTGCCAAGGTGGTTGACCCTATCCTTGGCAAGCACGGCCTGTCCTACCGCTTCGAGACTATCACCGAAGCGCGGACGGTCAAAGTGATCTGCATTGTCTCCCACCGGGAAGGCCATTCGGTTCGCAACGAACTGGTCGCCGCTCACGATGACAGCGGCAATAAGAACAGCATCCAGGCCATCGGCAGCACGGTCACGTATCTCCAGCGCTATACCCTCAAGGCAGCGCTTGGCCTTGCCGCCAGCACCGACGATGACGGCGCGAAGTCTGAGCAGCGCATGACTACCGCGCTCAAGCCTGAGCAGGTCGAGACGATCCGGGATCTTATCGAAAAGACCGATACCGACATTCAGAAATTCTGCGAGACGTTCAAGGTGGACGCCCTCACGGACCTTCGCGTGTTGGACTTTGACAGCGCGGTCAAGAGCCTCAACATCAAGTTGGCCCGCAAGCTCAGCGAGGCCTCCAATGCCTGAGATTTTCCACGACCTGGAGCAAGGCTCAATCGAGTGGTTTGAGGCCCGTGCTGGCCTGCCGACCGCATCGGAGTTCAAGACCGTGCAGGCGAGCGGCAAGGGTGGTGGCGAGTCCATCACCCGCGCCAAGTATCTGCGCACCCTTGCCGGTGAAATCCTCACTGGCGAGCCCGCGCCGTCTGGTTACACGAACGACCACATGGCCAGAGGCCACGAGCAGGAAGACGACGCCCGCCGTCTGTTTTCCCTCATCACCGACTTTGAGCCGATCCGTGTTGGCTTCGTCCGTGAGGGCCGTGCCGGTTGCTCGCCAGATAGCCTGATTGGCGAAAACGCTGGGCTGGAAATCAAGTGCGCTATCCCCGCCGTTCAGATCGAACGGTTGCAGCTTGGCCGCTTGCCGCCCGAGCACGTTGCGCAGGTTCAAGGCTCGCTTTGGGTCACCGGGCGCCAGCACTGGCATTTCGTGTCGTATTGCCCGCGCCTTCCGCCGCTGATCGTCAAAGTTGAGCGCGATGAAATGTACATCGCCCAACTCGCCAAGGCCGTCGAAGCCTTCAATGAGGAACTGGACAGCATCGTGGATGCGATCCGCACCTATCAGGATTTCAAAGCACAGGCCGCAGCATGAGCACGATCCGATGCATTGATTTTGAAACCACCGGCATTCCTAGCGAAGCCGATCCGGACCACGCCATTGTTGAAATCGGCATGTGCGATGTCATCACAATGATCGGGCTTCCCCCGGTTTTGAGTGAGACAACATCGTTCCTGTGCAATCCCGGCAGGCCAATCCCTCATGAAGCAATGGCGGTACATCACATCACCGATGAGATGGTCGCGGACGCTTCTGGAAATGTCGGGCTGCTTGGTTCGCCTGACTACTTCGCGGCCCATAATGCCGACTATGAACGGCAGTTCTTCGACAATGGCAGGCCGTTCATTTGCACTTGGAAGGTGGCGCTACGGCTTTGGCCAGAAGCGTCGTCGCATGGCCTCCAATTCCTGCGCTATCACCTAGGCTTGAACCCTCGCGCTGATGAGTGCGTACCGCCGCACCGCGCCGGTCCTGATGCCTACCTGTGCGCAGTGTTGATGGAGCACATTCTTATGGATGACCGCGTGTCGCTGGACGACATGGTTCGATGGTCAAACGGCCCCGCCCTGCTGCCGCGCATCAACTTCGGCAAGCACAAGGGATCGAAGTGGGAGGATGCCCCTACCGACTATCTCGATTGGATCGTCAACAAATCTGACATGGACCGCGATGTGAAGGCGAACGCTCGCCATCACCTCAAGGCTCGTGCCGCCTAGTTCCTCCAAGGGCGGCGGGTTTGGCCAATAACCGGCCCGCCGATCAATTCAGTGACCGACAAACAGACGTACATCCTCCGCAACGAAACCATCGTCGGCAATGCCCTCCGCGCCGTGCGTGAGGCCCCGGCTGACTATGTGGTCACGATTGCACCAAAGACGCGCTCGACGGACCAGAACGCCAAGTTCCACGCCATCTGCCATGATCTGGCAAATTCCGACCTGACCTTTGCCGGGAAGCGCCGGAGCCTGGAGGAATGGAAGGCACTGCTAGTCAGCGGCCATGCCGTTGCCACTGGCACCGCTGGCGAAGTCGTCCCCGGACTGGAAGGGGAGTTCGTAGCCATCCGAGAGAGCAGCGCCAAAATGGGCGTAGCTCGGGCTGCAAGCCTCATCACCTACACGCTGGCGTTCTGCGACATGCAGGGCGTCCAGCTTACGGAAACGATCAAGGGCGGGTTTATGGACCTGCAGGAGCGGGCGGCATGACGCTCGAACTCATCCCCCACACCAAGCGCCGTGGCATGACCAAGGCCCGCGCCGCCAAAATCTTCCTCGCCCACAATGGCAAGTGCATCAATTGCGGCCAGCAAATCCGGCAGGGCGACGGATGGTTTGTGGAGCACCCTATCCCGCTGGCTCAGGGCGGCGCTGACGACGATACGAACACTGCCCCTGCCCATACCAAGTGCAAGGCTGAAAAGGACGCCACGGACGCCGCTAGCAAGGCCAAGCGCGACCGGATTGTCACGGCAGGCTGGGATAGAGACCGCCCCTCTAGATGGCAGTCCCAAGGGTTTGCAAAGGCACCTCCACAGCGCAGTGCAACGCGCCCCATCGTCAAAGGAATGAAGCATGACTAGGCCGAACCCTGCGCGCGACAGTTACAACGCGATGATGGATCGTTGCTACAATCCTAAGAACGCAAAGTATGACCGCTACGGAGGGCGGGGAATCCAGGTGTGCCAGAGGTGGAAGTCTGGGTTTGATAATTTCCGCGCGGATATGGGGGAGCGAGCGGCAGGCATGACGCTCGACCGGATCAACAATGATGGAGACTATGAGCCGTCAAACTGTAGGTGGGCAACGCGTATGGAACAAACGCGTAACCGGGAGTGCTCCGTTTATGTGGACATAGGCGGGGCCTCGGTCCACCTGATGGAGGCGGTTGGTGGCGACCGCAAGGCTTACCTCGCCGCAATGAGCAATATCTACAAAGGCGTCCCATGGAACACGCCAAAGAACAAAGTGGCTCGACTTACCGAGAGGCAGGCTGGGGAAGTCAAATGGCTCATCGGGAATACGGACTGCGAACCGATAGACATTGCCGCGGCTTACAACATGTCCACCGCGATGGTTCGGAACATTCGGCTTGGCCTCCAGTGGTCATCCGCACAGCCGGTAGAGGCCCCTCGCCCGCCAAAGGCAATCCGACCCAATATGGTGCCGTACATCAACGCAGTCGTGGATTGGAGAACCGCTGAGCAGGTGCAGGCCGTGGTGCGGCCATACAGCCAAGGGTTCTTGGCTCGCCTGGCGAAACGCGGGCTTGTCCGCCACGACGCTCAGACCGGGATGTTCAAGGCGACCAATGAAGCGCTTGCCGCCCTTTCCAACCGTGGAGAACACCATGACTGAGACGCTGGCCGACAAGTTTGACGTGATCCTGTCCACCATCGAGGAAGGCAACTATTACGCCGACTACGATCTGGCGGTTTCATCGCTCACCACTCTCCGCGAAGTAGCCCTCGCTCTCCGCACTCCCTCGGATGGGGAGGTGGTGGGTATCCCCGGCATGAAGGCGATCAGTGCGCTCATTGACGAGCAGGGCCACGCTAGGAATTGCCTAGTCGTCCACTTTGACCATGAAGTCACTGACGCGGATCGCCGCAACATTGTCGCAGCGCACAACGCCGCTATCGCCGCCGCCAAGGTCCGCGCCATCCGTGAGGGTGATGGGGAGGCTGTAGGCTGGGAAACCGAAGCTGAATGGGAGCTTGAGCAACGCGCGTTCAAGTGGGCCAACGCAAGTTCCATCCCCGAAGAAGCCCGCAAGACGGTCGAGGATTTGTGGCGGCAATACTGCCTCGCAGCCACCCCCGCCGCTACAGGGGGAGAGAAGGAATGAGCGAACTCAGCAACGACGCGCAAGTTCTGCTGACATCGTGGTTCTTGAACGGCCACAAGACTACTGTGGAAGTCGGCGGGGCGCATGCCAAGAGCCGTCTTACCGAACGCGCCAAGGCAGCCCTAGCTGAACTTGAGGCCGCAGGTTTCATCACCAGTCGCCCGTTCAATGATAGCGGGCGCATGGTGTTTCAGGGCACCGAAAAGCGAGGCAAGCGAATGTCATTGGCACAAATGGAAGTGCATGGCGCGTGGAGCCCAACCGAGCCAAACCCCGGCGCAAGTGCAGCTGCCAAAGATCAGCCAACGGCTACACTGCACCTGCGCTCTGGAGCAACCCCATGACCCCCACCGGCAATCTGGAAGCGGGGGCGGGCGATCTGGTGGCCGTGGCGTGGGAGGTGCATTTCCAAGGCGCTCCGCTGATCAGCAACCTTCGTTCAGTAGCGGAGCAATACCGCTCTGACGGACAGCCCGTTGAGGACCTAGTGCGCCGGTCCGAAGCCGCAGCCCAGCTAGCAGCGGTAACTGCGGAGAGGGACGAAGCGCTTGCCCTTGTCAACTATGCCGAGGATATCAGCAAGCAAATAACTACGGAGAATGCGCGGCTGCGTGAGGCGTTAGAGAAGATAGCCGACATCGCAAAACGGAACCACGGGCGCCAGAACGAGAAGATGGCAGATATTGAGCCCATTGCCCGCGCCGCCCTATCCCAGGAGGCCCTGAAATGAGCTATGAAACCCAAGGAACGGGCCGCGATCCACATGCCTTTGGCTACGAGCGTCAGGGTCTCGATAGCAGACCAGCGGCGGCCACCTCGCCCGAGTCCGCCGAAGCCCGACTAGAAGCGGTGACGAAGTGGAAGGATCAACTGCTGCTGGACGAAAAAGCCCAGCGGCTGGCCCGCGAGGACGCCGAAGCCCGCATCGAAGCCCTTGAGGAAGCTCTTGGCGAAATCCGCGAACTGAACATGACCGGCGCCGATGAGAACGGAAAACGCTGGGCCAATAGCGATTTGATCGAGCAGGCCATTGTGTTCGCCCTGTCATGGAGGAAGAAGCAATGAACCGCCTCCGCAGGATCATAGGCGCCATCATCCTCACTGCCCTGACCCTCGGCATTGTCGCTGCCCAGGTCTATGGGACAGGGGCTCACTGCTGGTTTGTGGAGTGTGGGGAGGGATCGGTTCAATGACCAAACCTGCTGCATTCACCCAGGGCGATATCAGCAAGCTCCTGAAGGGCGCCAAGGCGGCCGGCATGGCGGTCAAGCGCGTGGTTATCGACAGGTCCGGCAGGATCGTTGCGGATTTTGGCGAGGCGGGTGAAGATGCAGCCCCGGCCAACGAATGGGACGTGGTTTTCAATGCCGAAGAAAAGCGGCCTGCCAAAGGGCGTCACTGAGTTTAAGGACCGGCACGGCCAGTGGCACCTCCGCTATCGCGCCAAAGGTCAGCCCACGGTCTATCTGACGACCAGACCCGGTCAGGACGGCTGGCATGAGGAATACGAACGGGCACGGACCGGCGAGCCAGAGAAGCGCGTTCGCACCAGTATCAAGACGAAGCCAGGCAGCATCTCTGCCCTGATCGCTGTCTACTACGGTACGCCCGAATTCACTGGCCTGGCGGATAGCTCCAAGCGGACCTATCGCAACATGCTCGAGCGGTTTCGGCAGGTCCATGGCGACAAGCAGGTCGCCACCCTCACCCGCGCTCATATCAAGGCGATCATCGGCGCCATGTCGGCCACGCCGGCCGCGGCGAACAACCTGCTCGATCGCCTGCGCGTGCTGATGAAACTGGCCATGGATGATGAGTGGCGGGCCGACGACCCCACCTATCGCGTCAGAGGCTTCAAGGCCTCTGGCGACGGCTTCCACACATGGTCGGAAGAGGACATTGCCAAGTTCTGCGAAGCCTATCCCATCGGCAGCAGCGCGCGCCTGGCCATGGGCTTGATGCTTCACACCGGACAGCGCCGCTCGGATATGGTCAAGATGGGCTGGCAGCACATCGCCAATGATCGTATCCGCGTGCACCAGATCAAGACTGACGCGCTGCTGTCGATCCCGATTCACCCGGATTTGGCAGAGATACTCGCCAGCGCCAAGCGCACGGATATGCCGATCCTGCTGACGCAGTTCGGGAAGCCGTTCACGGCCAATGGATTTGGGAACAGGATGCGGAAGTGGTGCACGGCAGCGGGACTGCCGGAATGCACTTCGCATGGGCTGCGCAAGGCAGCGGCCCGGCGCATGGCCGAGGCGGGGTGCAGCAATAAGGAGATCATGGCGATCACCGGGCACCGGACCGATAAGGAGGTCACCCGCTATACAGCGGCAGCTGATCAGATCAAACTGGCCGACAGAGCAATGAAGGCGATCGGCGGTTAGCCAACCCCGGCAGAAAGCCGTTTTGGATCAATGAGCGGTATCTGGCAGGTTAGCCACGCCAAGTCTTTGATCGCTATAATGTGGTGCAGAGCAGTCCCCTCCACCATCGCCCTCTATCGGGCATTGAATTTCCACAACAATTCGGGTGTTTTTGGCTAACCTATTTCGCGGTTAGCCATTCTTGCGTTCACTGTCCGGTCGCAGATGCCGATAGTCAGGATGGCCCTCACGAGCCCAGCGCAGCCGCTGTTCCTCCAGCCAGGCCCTGATAGTCGGCATATCGGCATAGGGCGGGCGTTGCCTGCCCTCGCGACGGCAGCGGTCTAGCTCCACCGTTTCCTGAATCGTGAAGACGTCTGTTTCGCCATGTCCGTGTCTTGCCATGGCGTGATGCTAGATGTCGGCAGCAGGATCGTCCACTGGCGCGAACGGCGCATCGGTCGGCGCGGGCCAGCGCCCGGCCTTGCCACGATGCTTGCGGATGATCTCAACCGGTTCATGATGCCACGGCCCGGCAGGCGAGCAATGACGGCATTTGGTTATAAGCAGAGGCTGATTGCCGGCACGATCAAGGCTCCAGTCGAGCGAGCCGCCACAGTCTGGGCACGCGAGGTTCATTTCAGCCTGGCCGCCGAGCGGATCACTTCGTTCTTGAGATCGTCCACGCCCTCCGCCAGTTCCTCAGTGGCCTTGGCCAGCCGCTCCACCACCACGGCGCCGGACTTGGCCAGCATGTTGGCCTCTATCTGGGCAAGGGTATTGGCTTCGATGGCGGAGGCCACCTCATGCACAGCGGCCGTTTCGATGGTGATGGCTGCAATCTCGGCCCTGCCCCCACCCGCCTTGCGATTGTT